ATAGTTTTTGCCACATCGTCAATCATACTCATATTAAGTTTGAGTAACTTCTCTGGACTTGTGTCTACTTGTAGAGCTTGTAGCCAGCTTTCGTCAAGTGCATTTTCTGTGTCAATTAATACTACAAAAATGTCTTGGTCTTGTGCGTGTTTTACAATATTGCCAGCGCAGAAATAACTCTTACCTGCTCCTGATTCACCTGCAAACACTGTAACCTTACCTAGCGGAACACCTTTGTGAAAGTCTCCTGAGATAAGATAGTTTAGTGCGTATGAACCTGTTGAAATCCAATCTGTAGGATCGTTAAAGCCTGAGCTCATACCTGTTATGCTTTTTGTTAAGTCCTTACGGAACTTACTTACGTCAAATGATTTAGCCATTGTTACTCCTTATAAAAGCTAATGTAGGGGACGTTAATCCCCTACATGGTTATTTTAACTTATTAAGACTGTCTTGAACGGATCATTGCAAGAATGTCTTCAGCTTTATTTTCACCTGCTGGTGCCGCCGCCGGAGTTGCCTCTGGAGTTGGAGCCGCTTCTGCTACTGGAGCAGTTGGAGCCGCTTCTGCTACTGGAGCAGTCGGAGCTGGTGTTGCTGGAGTTGTTGCTACTGGAGCGCGGTTTTGTGGATCACCGGTTCTAGCCGCCATTCCTGCTGGACGGAAGTATTGGCCAAAGCGTTCCATGTCGTATGCTTCACCGTCTACTGACGCTTCAAACATCTCTTTCATCACTTTAACTTCAATGTCACTTGGCTTCTTTGGAAGAAAGTCACTCATATTAAACAATCCGTTAGTGTTAACACCGTTCATTTCAGCATCAGTTAATGGACGCTCTCTACGAGCCCAATTTGATGTTGAATAATCTGCGTATCCACCTTTAGATGTTTTGTTAAGACGGAAGTCTACACCAGCAGTATAATCTGTTGGTAATTCTTCCATGTCTGGATCCATAAGTGCCTGCTTAATGATCTGAAAGATCTGCGGGCCAATAATGAATCTACGTACTGGATTTTCTGGTGACTCTTCTTGTAGAACGTTATCTACTACAAAGCCTTGGAACACATACGAACGCTTCTTCCAATATTTACGACCCATATCTTCAAGTGTAGGATCTTTGAACCATGCACGTACTTCGTTAAGAATATCGCATGTTTCACCGTACATTTCCATACATGGAATTTGTACTTGTACTGGACGTGAGTCTGTCTCACCTTTGATACCCGCAAATGGTAGCTTGATCATCAAACGTTCTTTCCAAAAGAAAGTGTTTGTGTCATCGCCGTCTGGTAGGAATCGCAGAGTTGAACTCTGTCCTTCTTGCATGTTCCAAAATGGGTAAATTGCGTTGTCACCGCCTGAACGATTGTTACCGCCGGTGTTTGTTTCTTGTTCCTTGAGCTTCGCTCGGATTTCTGCTAATGATGCCATAGTTTAATGCCTCCTGTTAGTGCCTATGATTTGTAGCTACATTGCTACGGTCTTACTTTAGTGCCTGTTTATATTGTAGCACAGTTACTATTATATACTGTTCTACTTAGTTTGTCAAGTGTTATTTTGACTTAATTATGAAATAGTTTATCTTAATCCAGCTAAATGTTGGATTCTTGCCATTTCATCATCGTTCCCACTGAGTAATTGTGACATTACACCGTGAGCTTGTTCAACATTATGCTCGCCATAGTCTTTTTCGACTGCGGTTAGCACTGCTGTTTCACCTTTTGGAAAAGCATTTGTAGTATAATCGTACATACTCTTAATATACTCTTCTAAAGGAATCTCTTCGTTCTTTTGTTCCTGTTCGCCTTCTTCTGACTCGTGGTCCTTATTAGGCTCTTTACCGAATGCCATATCTAGTAGTTTATAACCACCGTATATTGCCGCTACTACTGCCGCAATAGGAAGCGCATTACGTGCCGCCATTGTAGCAATTTGGTTAATATTTGGAATATTAGCTAGTGCGCCTTTACCAAATGCCATTAAGTCATCTGCGCTAGACACAATTTTATCGCCAGCCGCCGCCAATGCATCTGGTATTGCATCCATAGCATCGCCTACTTTGTCTGCTACATATGCACCACCGCCTATTGCGGCTGATTTTCCTGGATTTTTAACTATTGTTTTAGCTGTGCCTGCAACACCTTTGCCTGCTAAATCAGCAATAGTACTAAGTGTTTCTTTATTGCCACCAATTTTTGGAAGTACTTTTGCAAGTGCGCCACCAACAATTTTTAATAAATTTTCATCTAGTTGACTTTCAGCTACTAATTCTTCTAATGTAGTCTGCGGTCCACGTTCGTGATTTGAACTAGAAATAATAGTATCTAAGTGTTCAGCATAATCGTGATCCATGTCAACTACACCTTCGTCAGCATCGTGAATTCCGTTGCCATTATCGTCAACCCAATGATCGCCATTTTCGTCGTGTACATCATGTGAACAATTTGTAGTTGGATTATGTGGTGTATCTCCGCAATCTTTACAGTGATACTCATTACCCATAGCTTCTATTCCGCCTTCGCCTAATAACTCTTCCGGTCCTAGATCTACTACTTTATTTGCTTCACTTACTAACTTATAAATGTACGGAAATACATCTTTTAATTCTTCGTTAAACTGTTTGATAGTAAGTTGAGCAGTCCAGTCAGTTGCAATATCTTCTGGAACATCTTCCATTACAGTTTGTTCAAAGTTTGCAAATGACTCTTTATAATATGATTCTCTTTGAAGCATTTCTACAGTCTTCTTAACTGTATTAAGTCTTTCGTTAACTGTGTCCATGTACCCTGCTAAACCTTCAGCCATTACACTTGAGCGATTCATGTATGTTTTAAATTTACGTAGGTTTGCTAATTCTTCTGAAAGACCTGTAATATGCTTGCCAAATACATCGTAGGCATTGCCACCTTCTGCAACGTGACGAGCCATTGCTCTGGCACCGTTTAAGTGTCTGAATGGATATTTAAATCTTTCACCGGCATCACTTTCAATATAAATGCTGTGTACGTTTTGTGTACGTCCTGCGGCATTTTCCATATTAACTGGGCCTGCGTGTTTAACAACTAGTCTTGCTGTTCCTACATTCTGGTAGCTAGTTCTGCTAGTACCATACATTTTTGATTCGCTCATTTGTTTCTCCGTGCTAAGGTATTCGTAATCTCGTTTATCTAAGTTTGATTTAGTAATATCTCGTGTGTCAAAATTTAACATTCTTTTCTTTGCAAATACCCGCAATTCTTTTAAGAAGTCATACCATTTAGATTTAAGTACATTTTCGTCTTCTGAAAACAAGTCTTGCCCGTACATAATTGTAAGACTATCTTGATCAATGTTTACATTAACCTTTTTACCGTCTGCAAAATCAAATTCAAAGAATCTAGCTTCGTTAGGTTTATTAGTGATAGTTGCTGACTCGTCACCTACTGTTATGTTAGGAAAACGTCCACGTATTTTATTAAATAGTTCTTTCGAAATAGTTTCAAGGTTTTTCATATTAATATTTATCCATAACCGCCACTAATGAAGATAGGCATTGGCGGCTCGTAGTCACTTTCGTTATCTGCTTGTGTAAAGGTATTATAGATTCTTGGATCCCAGTCTTTAAGTACTGCCATCATGCGCAATGCAAGTAGCGTAGCACTAACTAAGTCGTCATTAGATCCTGGTTTAGCACCAAAACTTGTACCAGTAGCAACATATGCTTTTAATTCTGATAATAATGCGGCACTGTTAATAGTAATTTTGTCGTTCTCGATCATTGTTTTAAGTCTACTACATGCTGTAATTTTAGTACCATGTGTAGTGTTAAATCCTTTACGGAACTTTCTCACATGTCCTTTGCGCATAGGTTCACTTACAAATAACCCTGGAATGTTTTCTTCACCTACATCATTAATAACAATTAATGCGGCTTCGCCAATACTGTTGTTTTCAACACTCCAGTATATGTTACTGCCATTTGTTCCGCAACTGTCTTTTAGGTGTGTACATATATCTTTTAGTATTCTAATTTGTGCAGGAATAGGAGTTTCGTTATGGCGCCATTCTCCAATTTGTTTATAACTAGGAAGCTCAAATATTTGTATGGCCGCAAAGTCACCACCTGTACCCATACTTGGATCTAGTGCTACTGCATAATTTTCATCAGGAGTAGGCTTTCCAAACCAACGTGTTTGCCCCATATTTAATATAGGAGTAGTTGATTCCATTGATGCTAACTTAATACTATTAATTAATGTTTCGTCGAATACAAGGAATTCACAGCCATACTCACGACGGAACTTTTCTTCACCAATTCGACCAATTTCGTTACGCTTCCATTCTTCGTCTCTATCTGGATGCTCGTCCCAACTACAGGTAAATCCATGAAATCCGTTTGAGCCAATGTTGCCTTCGTTACCGTGTGCATCAAACTTGTTTTGTGATTCTTTCCAGATAATAGCAAATGTATCTTCATCACTGTTTGGCGTACTTGTAATAATAGCACGGCCACCTGTTGCTAGTGTAGGCGATATTGATGTCCAAAATTCTTCTGCAATGTTTGGATTAACAAATGCAAACTCGTCACAGTATAGTAATGATATGGACATACCACGTCCTGTATTACCTGTTGTGGTAGCACTAACAATACGAGAACCGTTTTCAAATTCCATACTACCTTTGTTGTAGTTTGTAACACCTGCACGTATATGGTCTGGACAACTTTCGTATACATACCTAATACGTTGCATAATTTCTTGTGCACCTGTGTACTTGTGTGCGGCAATTAGAATAGTTTGATCTGCAAAAAACATTGCATACCAAGCAAGGTATATTGCGGCAGTAGTAGTCTTTCCTGTTTGTCTTGGTAACATGTTAACATTAAATCTATGATCGTGATAAGATTTAAGTAGTCGTGTTTGGTACTCAAATGGATCAAATAATAGTTTACCTTTTACAGGATGCTGAATAAAAGAAAACTTTCTAGCAAAGTGCATGTATCCGTTAACAGGATCCATACATTTCATTAAGTCTTCAACTTGTGCATCCGTAAATGTTTCTGTTTTATTCGCCTTCTTGATTAAGACGCCGTCTAATGATGTACTCATACTACTATTTACTCAAAAAAATAGAGCCCGGAGGCTCTATTGAAATAATACTACTATTTGTAATTGTTATGTTGCTGTTAGTGTTGCCGCGACAGTAACTACTGTCCCACTTGTATCAATGTTGTTTGGACCGACTGCTGTTACTGTACTAGTTGGATAGTTTGC